GACGGCCACGCCTTCCTCGTGACGAGTAACGGCAGCAGAAGGCCTGTCCCATTGCATGTCGCCCTGGACCAGATCGCGGGGTTCAAACAGCGACATAGTCGTGTGTACAAATACAGGGAAAGCAACGTGCGCAACGGATACATGTGGATAGGAATTGGGCTGATATTTATGTCGCTGGTTTTGACCGGGTGGTGGTGGTTGGGGTGACACTGTTATGTTATTGGTGTTGGACCCTATGTGAAATCGTTCTGTTAGACTTCCCCACTAGTTGATCTACTCTCTTTTGAGGGTTATCCTGGTTACTTCTCGAATCTCAAAACAAAAAGTAAAACACGTCGGTGGTATGCTATCCGTTGATCAAGGAAACTCTAACGGGCGCGGTATACTTCCGCGTGAGAGTAGCTAACCCACCGGCACCTCTACGTGGAAACAAATCGTTATGGAAAACCCCAACAATAACCCTAACGCCCCTAACGTTTTTGGAGGACACAAAGCGTTGGGCTTCATTCACATCCTTTTTCTGTTCTACTCAGCCGCCCACAACTTCATAAACGCCTGGTATCACTCCGGCGGCGGCTTCCTTTTCTTCGTATTCGTCCTTGTGGGCATCGTCTCGGTTGAGCTGGTCCTGTGGTCCGTCTACAAGCTCTGGATCTCGGGCGAACTCGTCGGCAAAATGCTTAAGGCCGCGCGCGTCTCGGGGCTGCTGGCGATGTTCTACGCCACGGCCGGGATACTGGCGCAGGCGCAGGGTGGGGGAGATGGATGGACGCCATTCTACTACGCCTGGATTCTGCCTACGTCGGCGCCCGTCATGTTCATGTGCTCATTCTGGATTCAGGCAGTTAACCCCGTGATGACGGCAGAGCGGGACCAGGCGGCTTACGCAAAGCTTGTCAAGATCGAAGAAAAGCGGGGACGGCTTGATGAGAAGATGTTGGCACTGAGCCAGCAGCGTGAACTTAGACTGCTCAAGAAGCAGGCGCAGCAGCAGCGGCTAGCGGAGGTGCGTCAGGCAATGGCGGGTCGCAGGGCGCGCAAGATTCTGAAGCAATCAGCTAAGAGGGACATGCCTGCTATTCTCAGAATGATCGGGGTGAAGCCCGAGGTAATCGACAGCGCAGGGCAGGGCTTTCTTGCTAAATGGAGCAGCGAGAGGGTAGGGGTGTCCTCTGATGGGCACACTTCCAAGGATCCGCCCTCGTTGTCTTTTAATGGGGCACAGGTCAAGTCTGACAAGGTAAGTCCCTCGAAACCTCACAGGCGCACCAGCAGGGGTCCTAAGAGAAAGAAATGCCTGCAATGCGGAGAGGTGAATACGAGGAAGGGCAAATACTGCAAGGATGCATGTTCGCAGAAGGCGTACCGCGAGCGCCAGAAAGCAAAGAAACAAGCAGCCTAAAACGGGTTACGTGCCCTCGCTCCTTGGTGGGGCGGGGGTTTTTATTTCATCCCACATTCGCTTAACGCCATCGTCGAAACCACCCATCGCCTTGCCAATTAACAAGTCCATCGACTTCTTTTGACGTTTGACAACAGGTACATATTCCATCAGGATTTTATGCACTGCGTCCGCAATCTCACCTCGCATTTCGGGTAGCATCTTATCGTTCATAACTCACGCTCCTGCTTCGGGGTGTGTGGAGGCCGTGCACATGGAAATACAACAACATTGTCATCATTCAATAAATGTTTAGCTGCCTTACTACGCTGCTCCTTATTGCCGAAAAACAAGTTATCGAGTACAGATCTTATTTCTCGCTGACCTTCCTCTGAAAATATGTGTAGTCCATTTTATCAGGCATAATCACCACCCGCAGCCGTAGCTGCATTCTGTTTTAGATAGTCTTCTTCTGTGCAATGCTCATCCATCCAGTCGAAGAAGGCGCTATGATCTTCTGGGCTGGGATGCCGACCTAGATAACTACCTAGTCCCATAGGTCTCTTTTTCTCTTCCCAGTATCGCTTGGCCCAGGGCACATAGACATCAAATATCTTTAGTTTAGGCGGCGCATCGATCCGGTTTCGTTCTTCATCATACTGGTAGACTTGGTAGTTCGCATTGCATGAAATGCAAATGGCTTCTCCGTGGTAGTCAGTCCACGTTAATACGAGTTCATTCTCGCAGATCGTACAGTTTTGTTTATCGTTTTTCATAGCTATTATGAATTTGAAACAGGCTTCTCTCGCACTACCTTCATGTCATGAGAAGGTCAGAAGCCTCAGAAATATGCGATTACTGCCGCGAGCACCAGCTGCCCGTGCCGGAGGTCGTCCAGGCCAGGCCGCAGTCCTTCTATCTGCTGTGGCGCATAGAGCCGATCCACGAGGACCTGCCCTTGACGCAGTTTCTGGCTACCAATCCGAAGGCGGCGAAACATGCTCTTCGCTATATGGAGATTGAGAGGGAAGGGGGGCAGCCTCTGACATTTCATAATGTTCAGCCCAAAGAATAGCTTTTGACTTGTGCGGGGTTTTTTGCCTCTCTTTCCAGTACCCACCACTAAACCGCATTCTTAGAAAGCATATCGGCTTTTGCCACTCCACAAGAAAGTACTCGTAGTCAGCCCAGAAGTCGGACCACTTCTGAACGACCGCTATCCCTTCCTCATTATTGGTGTAAAGAATTTCTGGTTTCTCTTTCATTTTCTCACTTCTGATATGGCGTTTCTAGAGGAAGTCAGCCAATGACTTCTATTTCTTCTCGCTCTACGTATCCGTGCTGTTCAAGGGCAGCAACACCCACCGAAATTACCTGTAATATCTCTTTAAGCGCTTCATGGTCGCCGCTTCCTTTTACCCATGCCTGCTTAGCTTCGTTTAATTCCGATTCCATAATCTGAAGCCAGCCAGGAACGCCATGCGGATTCTTGCCCCATTTGGATTCTTGAAATTCTCTTTCTCGGTCGATTGCCTTGAAAATATTTGATCGATATGCCATCGTTAAATCCTGAGTCTTTAGAAATATGTTAGCAATAGGGGGTGGTTTCTATTCCTTTGATGCTGCGCTGTGCTGCTGTGCAATAATTAGCATGTTTCGTGCATCGTTGAGTGTTCGATTAATGAAGAAGTCTTCGTCATCGTACTGTACGGGTATGCTCATTTTTGGCGGTCTACCCTCAGAGCACATTTTACCGATCATTGCAACGCACATCTCAAGCCGGTCAATCAATGGCGTTTCCTGCACTCGATCTACAAGCGCCATGTATTTTGGGTCGTTTTTAAGAAAGTCATTCATAGTATTTTTTGTGTGTGGAGGGGTGGTTTCTCAACTATATTTGACCGGTGTGATCCCAGTCTTTTTCCGATTCTAAATAGTCCTGCATCTGCTCATTTCTGAATATCGCATAAAGCTCATTGGCGGACTTGCTTGCAAGGCTCTCGATTGATCGATGCGGATTCAAGTCCTTGATATAATGGCATACCATTACCCGATCCTTCTCTGAAAGCTTATCGGGAAAATGATCGACTGCTGCTCGTATGAGTCTCCCTATTAAGTCCTTGTGCATTTCAGCCATTTTGTTTTCCTCTTTAGCTGCGGGGGTGGTTTCACGCCTCCCGCAGCGCGGCTTCGAGCTTCTGTTTCATCTCGGATAGCCATTTCATTTTCCACGCCTCGAAATCTATAGTCTCAAGACTGTATTTGTCATGCCTGGATGCATGTTCGCGAAACCGAATCGTCTGCTTTTGATGTTCCTCCGAGATCATGCGAATAGCCTTCTCCAGCCCCGGCTTCAGGTCCGGACCCGGGGTACGGGTCAGCACTCGCTCTATGTCGGCTGGCGAATTGGGCGAGAACACTTCAGGATTGGTTATCGACTTCTTTGGCATTTATCTTTTCCTTAAGTACTTCGACAAAGTTGCATACTGCATCGCTCGTGTCCCACTGCTCGCCAACATCATTCAACATCTCCTCAATCAGCACCAGGATTCGGTTACGCTCCTTCTGCTCAACCCTTTTAGTTTCCTCCTGCGTCCAGATCCATTCTCTTGCTTCTTCAATGGTTTCCATTTTGGATCTTCTCTTTTAGTTCACGAAGTGCATGGTTCCATCCTGCATGTCCTGCACTTGGCTGTGTCGGAAAAATCATCTCCTCAATCAGTTCCAGCAAAGCCTTCCGCTCCTCGCGCCTACCTTGCTCGAAGTGCCACTGGTTATCCTGCTCTTTGCTGTCAAAGCTGTTTGTTACCTGTTCCATTTTCGATTCTGGTTTTGAGTTCTTTTAAGGCGCTGTCCCAACCCCGCTGTGCGTCATTGAGTGTATCCCATGACTGTTGGGGGACAGAGGTGTTAACCATATCCTCAATCAGCGCCAGGATCTCGGCCTCGCGCTGCTGGCGGCCTTTCTCGAATTGTGATTTGCCCGACATCAGATCGAAATACTCTTGCACTGTTGGTCCGGGGTCATCGGATTCCGATCTCAATGCCTTCGCCTTTTCCCACTTAGCCAATATCTCTTCACGGGGAGTATTCTTAAACCAATCGTCGATTACTTTCAGTAAATCACTCATTCCCCCAACCCCCGCACCTTGCCGGCTGCTTTAGTAGACTTATCTGTAGCTTCAGATGCTGCACGTTCTACGATATCGGGGTCGAACATCTGGGGTTCGCCCTCTCCGCTATACATTCCATACTCGAAGTGTTCGGGAAACATCCATGCGTCCTCGGGGCCGAAGGGTAGACCTGCGCCTTTTCGGGCTTTGCTTGGGGACATGCCTTTGTCTTTGTCCGGTTCTGTATCATCTTCGTTTGCAGCCCCCGCCAGTTCTTCGCTAGCACCGCCCAGGGGGCACACGTCTGCGAGGTGCCAGCCGTCTTCGGATTCGCACGTGCATTGCGATTGCAGCGCGTCTCTGTAGGCGAGGAGGGCGGCGTGTAATCGTGATGTCTCCGAATCCCCTATGATCTCGCCTATGTTGTGACGCTTCATAATCGCGCGAAAGGCGATTCCACCATGAATCGGGAAATGATTGAAGATGTGGCATTTTATCCCCCGCGCATCGCAATCAGCGGAGATCGCGCCGAGGATCCTGTCTTCGTCTAATGTTTTGTTGGGCCGCGTAATCAAGAACCAAACTCCAGTGTGGCAAACCCAAAACAAATTCTCTTTTGGGTCAAACCTCACTAGATTTTCGTCTAGTTTCGCAATCTCCCGCAGTAGCCGAGCCAATTTTAAAGCTTTGTCTTCGTCCGGGTCGTCTTTCACTTCGATTGTCGAAGTGGGGGAGGGTTGTTCGTCTATTGTCTCGTACATTCTTCCTGTTGGATCTAGCCTCATGACTGTGCCTCATTTTTTCTAGCATTGCGGCTATTCAAAAGAAGAACGGCCTCATTAAAATCCGGGTGTGGTTTAGAGCTTCTTTTGTTGTAAGCCAGCCAAACCGCATTAAGTATCTCGGCTAGCAAGGAAGGATGCCAGTCTTCCATCTCAGACGCCACCTTCTCGCTTCCTAGCATCGTGTCCAATTCAAGTCGGGCTTCATTAAAAGTCATAGCTGCTCCTCCAGATCTAAGTTCATTGAGTCGGCAATGTCTTTGATCTTCTGCATCCACTCTTCCACCTTCTCTTTCTCGTCACCATCAAGCCTCCAGAGCAGGTCTTTCGCTTCGTTCCATGCTATAGGAAGCAGCACTTTTGCCAACTCTTTTTTAGCACGTAGATTCTCCAGAATGTCAATAGGATCTCCATCTTCGTTGACTGATCCAGGTTTAGGAATACCTATCATAGCTGCTCCTCCGCGGTCGCGTTTTGGGGCTGTTAATTGTTTGGAAGCTGTAGCATCAGCCCCGAAGCTTCACTGCTCATCACCTGCGGCATTTGCCCATTCCACTTCTTCTCCATAAGCTCTAGCTGCTTCCACTTGAGTAGTTCAGGCGTAATCGACTCAGACATTACGCGATTATTACGAGCATCCATCACGGCCCGAATCGAGTCCTGCTGAGACTGATAGGTGATTTTGAGTAGGTTTTCTCGCTCTCGTTGAGCGTCCTGAGCTGCTTGAATCTTGCGCTCTACCGCATCCTTTACACTTCCTGGAGGATCTAGCTTGAGAATTGCAAAGTCTTCAATAACAAAACACACCTCTCCGTTCTCGCCCTTCATTCGGCTCATGCGAGCTGCGACGCCGTCCGCAATCTCCTGAACCACAATTGGCCTTTTCTCTCCATAAATATCAGAAGCAGGATATTGGCTAAAAACGTCCTGCATTTCCTTGCGTACAATGTCGCGTAGCGGCCCATTCGTAATCGTCCGTATGTTTGTCCTGTACATGACAAATACAGACTTTGAGCAGCCTTTAATATTGGCAACGTAGTAGGAGAATCCCACATCGTTTGTAAACTCAAGTTGGTCCTGACTAAGAAGCCTGATAGCCTCGTCATGACGTGAGCCCTCGTCATCTGTCGCCGTCCAGGCTACGCGTTGCACAAAATTGGGGAAGGTGTAGACATCCTTGTTTATTGGATTATACCAGACGCGTCCTGGAGTTAGCTCTGTTACGCCGCCTTTGTCACCACCAATCAAGTCTGCCATGACACCCGTATAGCCTTGTTCTATGCGAGTACAAGTGCACCCGCCCATGAACAGCCCCCAGGCTAAGATTAGGCAGACCTGAGCCTTACCTTGTGCAAATGACGAAAACTTCTTTGTCCAGTAAGTGCCGTGCTTCGAAACGCCCACCCACACAAAAAAGCCAAGTCCGACAAAACCCGAAATAAACAGTATCCAGCTTGGCGCAGATACAAGTTCAGGCATTACAAAAGCAGCGTATAAAACAGCTGCGAAAATATTAAATAAGGGGTGTTTATATAGTCGTTTCATGGTTTTACCTCTTAGCCCCGTGGGCCTGGTTAGTTTGTTCGTTCTTCGAGTGACAGATTCCGCGGCAGGCGCCGCTCTGTGTAGAGCCGTATCGACATCACTTCGTGTGGGTCATCGGCATAGCAGAACCAGATCGTGCCACCGTTATCATGCTCTAGTCGTACAAAGAAGGCGTCATCCCGGCCTATTCTCAGCCTGTCGTCAGCCTTCCAGTGCTCCAGCTCCGGGAAGCGGTCGCGGGGGTCCATTATTCTGCGATCGTCGAGTGTTTGCGCGCGCCACATGTAGGCCAAGAGGCCGATTGCTATTGCGCCTGCGATGATTAGAATAGTCATGGGCTCTGGGGTTTAGGCGGCTTTCTTGAGCCGCTCGTGTAAGGCACGGTGACAGGGACGGCACAACCAGATCACCTCGAGTGGCTTGCTGTAGTCCTCGTGGTGCGCTTCAATGTTTTCGGTAGATCCACAGTCGCGGCAGGGGAGGGGGATAAGTTTGCCCGACTTCTTTGCTTCCAATACTTTCTGTCTAGCTCTCACGCGCTCCGGGTAGCGCTGCATCTGCCGCTTTTTGTATCGGTAGTTGTCTTTCGAGACACCACCCTTCCAGTTTGAATTCTTCGGACCTCTGCGGTCCACGAATGGGGTGATTTCACGAGCGATCCAAGTATTCTTGCATTTCAGGCTGCAGAACCGGGCCGTGCCCTGGATCACTCTGTAGCGACGGGCGCCGTAGAGCTCGCCGCATTCTTCGCAGTGTATGTAGATAGGCATGGACTTCGTTCTTTTTGAAGTGCGTAAAGAACGGCATCCGGGGAGATGGTTGTACCTGGGGTTGTACCCATATACAACAAAAAAGCCGCTAACGGTATTAAAATACGCATTAGCGGCTAGTTTTATGTGGAGATGCCGGGAGTTGTACGTTAAGACTGTTTGAATACTGTTTAGAACCAAAAGCTCGTGAATACTGTTATTTAATGCGATAGAGCTACCAGAACCAGTTGAAGGGGGTAGGGTGAGCGTTTTAGATGATTGTACCCCTGGTTGTACCCGATGGCAGTAGTCAGTATTCTCGGCAGAAAAAAGAAGAACAATTACGTTGTGTATATCGCCATTACGCATGGCAGAAATACGCGCAAATATATCAGCCTGGGCCTTAAGGTAAGTAGTAAATATTGGAATCCAAATACTAATGAGGTTCGAAAAAATCACAAGAACCACGTCAAGCTGAATCGATTGATTGGCGACAGCCTTACCAGGGCGCGGCAAGTAATTGACGAAATGGTTGGAGCTCGTAAGCTCATCACTATTGATCTGCTTCAAGACAATATTAGACAAGCTCTTTTCGCTACTGAGGAAAAACCTACCGGCGAAGATTTTATCGAGTTTTGTGATCGCAGGCTTCAGGAATATAGGGACAGGGATCAAATCGCTACTTTCAAGGCGTACAGGACGGCTGTTAATAAGCTGCGTAGGTTCACCGCTACCAAGCTCAAGCGCTCTACACTTCCGTTCGAGCTCGTCTCTGTCGATTTTATCAGAGCCTTTCACACCCATCTTATAAAGGACTTGAAGAATGCACCTAATACTGTCCATAAAAATTTGACCTCTATTCGAACGCTCTTGTACGAGGCGATTAGGGAAGGTCACATGAGCCGCAACGATGACCCCTTCTTCAATATTCGAATCAGGAAAGAAAATACGATGCGCGATCGCATTACACCCGAAGAATTTCAGGCTATCGAAGCGCTTGAGCTCGAAGAAGGAACAGGGGTTTGGGATACAAGAAACGAATTCTTGTTTGCCTTCTATGCTGGAGGAATGCGCTACTCCGATATTTGCCTTTACAAATGGTCTTATGTTCGCTTCGATGGCGCTGACTACCGGAGCCGCTTTAAGATGAAAAAAGTATCTGATGGCGCTGGCGTCGTACTCGTACCTAAAGCCATTGAAATACTGAAGCTTTATGGCGACCTGGACGAGATGGTAGGGAAGAACGAGTTTGTATTCTATCCGCTCAGATCCAGAAAGCGCGCAAAGACTGAAGCTCAGATCTTCAATGCGATCAATTCGGCTAACGTCATTGCTAACAAGAACCTTGGCAAGATAGGGGAGAGGGCTGGCATAACCACCCATCTCACGACGCACATGGCGCGTCATTCCATCGCGAAGCTGCTCGACGAGCTCGGATGGGATATCTATGATATTATGAAGGTTCTTGGTCATAGCAAGGTGTCTACTACGCAGCAATACTTGCGAGGCTTTCAGTCTAGGCGGCTTGATTCTGACTATCGCTCTGTTTTTGAGTAGACTTTTTCGGATTGTCGATAAGCCACTGTTCGAGCTCGTCCCTCTTCGAGTAGAAGATTCGCCCGCGTTTACTGGCTGGCAGTCCCTCATTATGTATCCAGTGGAGCACCGTCTTAGTCTCAACGTCGCAGTACAGCGCAATCTCTTTATGCGTTAGAACTTTCTTTAGCGCAAAAAATTGATCTTCGAGGTTTGCCATCTTCTCTGAAAGGCTCTCGATGGCCCCGGCTACAGAAGACGAAACTCGGGTGTCGAGTGCTTCGAGCATCTCTTCTTCTGGCACGTTGTAGATTCGTAGTTTACTCATTTTCCTGTCCGTCTTTGTCCTTGTTTAGCCCCGGGCCTCCGCAGCACCTCATCGTCGTCCACATCCTCTGAGATCTCGCGATATCCAGCAGGCGTCACCGTGTAGGTGTTAACCTTCGCCGTGTAATTGCCAATCTTCTTTATTTCTTTTGAGCTGGTTTGTTTAAGTCTCTTTCGCATATCGCTCCTTGTATTCACTGGTTGATATGATTTCTTTAAGCTTCCCGTTCTCGTCGTAGAGAAGCTCGTTGTTAAGCTTCCTGTAATAGCGCCCACCAGCCTCGAATGACGGGAAGCCGATCTTCTGCATGGCCTCGAAACACGCCATTTCGTCTGGGGCGCTGATCTCTACGATCTCGGGCATGTCCGCTGTGGTGCAGAGGTATTTCGTGAGGGTTTCGCCGAATAGGTTCATTTCAATCCGGTATGCATCCAGCACAGTAGGCTAGATTGTTGATAATCACGACTGGATCGTCGTTGCACAGATAGCAAATGTGTCCGTGAAATTCTTCCTGCTCTTCTGCACTGCGCCACCCTGCAGTCCACCACGATCCATTGCGGCCGTCGTATGGATTTCTTTCGATAGGGTGTCCCTCTTGGAAGGCATCAAATCCCTGGTTGTAGGCTGTATAAGGGTGGTGTACCGAATCTGTGATCGGATCGTCAGCATAGGCTATAATTGAAGATCTGTTCATTTCGCGACCTCCGCTTCTGGTTCGGGGGCTTTCGTGTAATTCAGTTTCCTTTCCAGTGCTTTTAGGTATGCATCAAGAGCTGAGAGTGGGAGTTCTTTGATTCCAGTGTTATACAGAACCCCATCCATAACATTTTCCCATCCTTCAGGATAGTATTCATAGACTGGCAAGAAACCCTTTTCGATAGCCGCCTCGTTGACAGCAGCAAACAAATGCGCCCACGACTCAGGCTCTACGAATTCTGTGTCGGGTTCGCAATAGAATGTACCTGGAGTGTTTCGCCACGAATATCGTATCCCCACATCATCAGTCTCTCGTATACAAATTCGAGGTTCCTGCTCGGACCATATCTGAAGTAATAAGAATAGCTGTTCCATAACCCCGCGCCTCACGCGGCTGTGGTTAGTTTAAAAATTCGCTCTAAGTGGTTGGTAAGCTGCGGGTCCATCGAGAGACCCGGCATCCATTTTGGGAGCGCACGAAGAACGACCCATCCAAGGGCAGCTGCGGCGTTATATTTCTCGATGTCTCGTAAAATGCCGGTTACACTGCCGTGTGCGCCTTGCCTCAAGTTCCCACCTTCATCACGCATCTTGAATATCCCGCCCTCAACCTCCAGAGCAACCTTGTAATTGGGCCATGCTATATCGAATTTCCATTGGCGTTTAGGATGGAATTTGAATTCAAGAACGGGCTCAGGAAAGCCGAGAGATCCGAGTGTTTTAAGCGTGAGATCTGTACTCCATGCCCTATGACTTCTGTGCCTTGCCTTCTTGGGCTCTGCCGCCTTGCTGTCTTGCGCTGGCGCTGCGTTCGCCTCCTTGACTACAGATAATGCTGCCGAAGGCCTGCCGCGCTTAGAAGCGCTCTCAGGAGCTATCTTGGAGTCGCCCTTTGCCAGGACTTTTTCCAATTCCTCCATGCTGCTCACGTGAAAGCCGCTCATGACTTACCCCACTGGATACGCACTGAGCCGAAGCAGGTAAGCACGACGCTAGCGATGAGAAAAATGTCGAGTATGCACATCATGCCGCCACCTCTTGAGAAAGTCGTTTACTGAGCCGGTCGTAAAGCACCACGTTTACGCAAGCAGCCAGGTTCATGCACCGATTCGTTGGCACGTAAATGACATCACGGCACCAGGAAGTAGTAGAAGCCCCCAGCGTTCCGTCCTCGGGTCCAAACACGTAGAAAGCTCGTTCTGGGTGCTCGTATTCCGGTAGCGGCTCTGCGCCTTCTATGAGATCAACAGCTACAGGGACGCAGTCGTAGGGAATGACTTTCTGTAAGTCGTCAACCAGCAAAAGCGGAAGGTGCTTGTGTGTTTGCATGGTGTCGGTTGGTGCTTTGCGGTAGCTGTTCCTGGAGCCTCCACAGACAACCATACTGGCTTCATAGCATCCAGCGGCGCGCAGTACGCTACCCACATTCAAGTTATTCTTGGGGTTTAGTAGCCCAATTGCTGCATAGCCTCTCATGCCGCCACCCCCAGTTCAAGCTCGTACTGACCATTCTTCACGACGGGAGTAGGGCGGGGCCGCTCAATGGCGACAAGGTTTTTTCGGTCACTGCTGTAGAGGGCGACCGAGTCAATGCCCTCGACCTCATCAATGAGTTTCTGAGCGAACTCCAGCATGTTGTTCGCCTTGATCGCGATCCGGTAAACAACACGCTCCTTCTCGTAGCGGTAGACGTGGTACGTCCGCGTCATGGATTTCGTGTTCATGTCACTGCGGTAGACTTCCCACTTGAAGTCCGTTGTTGCAGCAAACACGTCGGGATAGCCCCTTGGGCTTAGAATCAATTTCATGCCGCTTGCCTCAATTCGCTTTGGTACAAGAACCATTTCCAGAACTTCCTAAAGCCACCCGACTGCGAGGGAGTCTTAGCTCCTCCAGCGTAACGCCACCAGTTCTTCGTAGGGTAGAAGTGCACAATCACCCCGTCCGGTAGCGTGAAGAACCATGTACTGGCTTTCTCGCTGATCTGGGCACCAAGATTCTCAGCATGGTGCTTGTTGATCTCGTATTGACTCCAGCGGTGCCTCTGGTTAGCCTCTTTCCGTTCCCGGTAGAATTCTGCCATTTCGTTCATGCCGCCTGCCTCCAATTTCGTTTCTGGCGCCTCACGTGCGGCCGATGATACTGATCCTCGATGCACACCTTGCCCATTAGGATCTCCGCCCATACGTACCACGCAACGGCGATAGGGGGGACGCGCTCTAGGTCCTCGCAGCCGTAGCGCTCGTTGGTCTTCGGCGGATCCCAGAGGAGCTGCCCGCACGGGCGGCGCCAAAGGACCAGGCCCTTCTGCAAATGCTGTTGTGCGTGAGTTCTCATGCCGCGGCCCTCCGGTGCTTGATGTCCGCCAGCGTGAATCGTTGAACGACGTAGCCGTACCAGTCTAGGCCATGATCCTCTAGCGCCTTCGCTGCTGCCAGGTTGGTCATTGTCCCTCCTGGTGCCCTCCACAGCCTCGCCCCGCTCCATGCGCGTCCAACAGGTGTCCATGCCAAGAACTCTTTCACCAGCACGTCGAAGCGCTGCTGATGCCTCGTCCGCATCCGAATGATATTCGTTTGCAATCGGGGGTTATTGGTATATGCGTCCTCAATTAGGGTGTAATTCATGACTGTTCTCTGAATTTGTAGACACTCTGGCGCACGGTGTCTGGGCCGATGTTGTATCTGCGGGCAATCTTGGCGTACTTCTGCCGGTTGCTCCTATCGCTCTCGTCTGCGAGGAATGCCTCGTACAGCTCCTTGCGAAGCTCGTCGGTGACGCGGTAAACGCCTCTGGCTTTTCTCATGCTGCTTGCCCGTTTTAGAAGGGGAGGTCGTCTGAATACTCTGGGACTTCGACGCCGTGCTGCTTCAGAAACTCACGCATTTTCTCGATCCGCTTCGACAGGTTTTCGATCTGCCGCTCTTTATCAGCCACAGCGTATTTGAATTGCTCTTCGGCTCTTCGCTCGTCTCGGATCCGGTTCTCCGATCCAATGAACTCCGTCCAATCCGTCTCGATCATGTTGAGCAGATTAGCCTTCACCTCTTCCGGCCGTTCGTCGTCGACTTCGGCGGTGTAGCCAAAGGTTATGTTTTTGAACTGCCCGTATGTGAACAGGCGGCGTACTTCAACTTTGGTAACTGTCATGCTGCTTTCCTCGATTTCGTTTGCTCTGGATAAACCGGGGGCGTGTCGGGCCAGGGGTTGCGCGTTCCGGTGCGGACAACGCGCAACCCGGCCAGGTCGCTAAGACACTTCACCCACGTCTGCGGCAGGGGCAAAGCCCTTATCTGCCGCTTCAGTTTGCTCGGCTCTTCGAGCGTAGCGTAAGCGTCCATGAATCCCATTTTTTTGATCCGCTTTTCTGTCTCGTTCATTTTGCAACTGTTTCTTGGCGAGTAAAGGGGGCGTTCCGAATTTGTCCCAGGCGAAGTGCACGATCGAGCAGTAGGGGAGTCGCCCACCTTCGATCGGCTCTTTGCAGTATTTGCAGCCGGGCCCGCTCATTGGCTCACGTACCGGTACAGCGGCGCGCCGTCTTCGCCTGGTTGATAACCGCAAACCTTGAAGTTCTCTCGCTCAAGCTCCGGGTACTTCTGCAGAAGCTTGAACATGCCGCTCTGCGTCTGCGGTGTGCGCAGTGCCGCTACCTGCTCGCGGTGCGCCTTGATCACACGCTCGAAGTCTGCCGGGATTACCGGGTTGTCGAATCGCAGCTTTGAGTTCATAACCTCGTCAAAGGGAAGCTCTTTCGCTGCAAGTGCAAGTTCAGCTTTCGTGTAGCCGCGATCCGCAACCATTCGGCAAAGCATGGCTGCCTGCGCTGCGCCGAAGTTCGGCTGAATGCAAGTAAGCACGATCGAGACGGCGCCCTCCACGTCGCTACTCGTTGCTGGCTCTTGCCACGCCACCTGGTTCAGGATTGAGGGTACGGTTGGCAACTTGGACGGCGCGGAGTACGTCGCCATAGCTTGCGCCGTGGGTGTATCCGGTTGAGCCAGCCTCAGGGGCTGCTGGGGTTCGATTGTTCGTGCTGGATTTTGCTGATCCATTTTTATTGAGGGATTGGATTTGAAATTTCTCGAAGAACTTCTGCCCGTCTTTGGACTTGCGCAGTTTTTCGGCGCTCGCATAATTGCCGTTTTCGATCCACCAGTTCGTAGGGGAGAGCAGCCACTTCATGACGCGCTGAATCTCCTCTTGCGTGTGTCCGTCGATGCGGTGAAGCTTGTCGAAAACCGCGGCGTCTCTTTGGATCGTTTTGGGTTTATCTCTAAGTGCAGATTGGGGAGCGACGCTTAGGCGCTCCAAGGCGTCGAGGTGAGCTGAGGCAAAACGGTACTGCCAGGAGGAGGAATCGAAGTGAGTAGATTTCTTCTTGTGGCTCGGAGATTTTTTTTCGACGAGTCGCGACTCTTTGGGTACAGCAGAACCTTTAAGTTTACTTATGTTCTTAGTATTAGATAAATAGTTATTATATAGATGTGGGCCCTTGCGTGGCCCCTGCGTGGCCCCGACTTGGCTTTTTTCGTCAGATTTGGCCGCATTTTGGGCCCCTGCGTGGCCCTTGTGTGGCCCCTGGCTATTTAGCAGCAAAAGAGCTGCTGTCGACGTTATTTGGTCCCAGTTATAGCGCACTTTTTTTCGGCTCCATCCCCATACTTGTTGATATTCTCTTTGGCTAAATTCCTTGCCTCTCATCCGGTCGTAAAGCATACTTGCAATAGCTCCTTCAGTAGAGAACTCACCCCGCTCTTGCTCATGCTTTATCAGCTTCCAAAGCATTTTTTTTGTTACAAGAAATAGCTGCGGCTCACTCACTATTGACCCTCTGATTTCCTACTGAAAAAATTCCGGTGTTTCGGCAAATTCGACCTTCGATTCGAATGACTCTATGATCTTGAAAGCCTCGACTCTGAGGTCTTTGGGATAGCTGTCGGCTTTCTCCCTGCAATAGGCTAGTGCGTCTTCCAGATTACCCTCGTTCTCAGCTTTGCTGAGAGCCTTGGACATGTTGAGCAGGCGCTCGTCTACCCCTTCAAGCTGACGCGCGGGCTGCTCCTCTGAAGGGGCCTCTATTGCGGCTTCAGGCTGCTGCTCTCGTTCCGGTTCTGTGTGCTCTACCTCGACAAACGAAGCATCAGTAGCGTCCAATTCGTCAGGTGTGTAGACATTGCCAAGGAGTAGGTCGGGAAAGTAGATCGTACAGGCTTCAGAGATTGCGCGGGCAAAGAGCATTCGGTCTGGATATCTCTTCCACGTAGGATTCCCCGTTACACCTGCTCTCTTCGCCTTTTCCATGTCCCAAACAATAGCGGGGCCTAGAGACTCCTTTGATCCGTCTACGTACTCGAAACACTCAATTTTGCACCTTTCAGCGGAGCGCTCGGCAACACGGTAATCATATTTAGGAGAACGCTTGATCAGGCCCGACATTAGGCCAGCACTTATTACGGGTTTCCCTTTGACAATGTGGATACCCCGAATTGAAGCCGAGGCAGGCACGCCAAATTCTTGGCCGGTGATAATCTTAGTAAAGGCCTGCGCGATCTGCTGATTGCCGTCCCCTTTGAGGTCATCAAAGTACTGGGACAACGCAAAGCTCTTAGCCACTCGGATCAATGAATCGAAGTATGAGGGTTGCCGAGGTTCTATCTGCGGCATTTGATCCTTTTGCGTAGGTACCAATTCCATAGTGTTAGTTTTTGCTGTGGAAGTACTGCTCGCTGCGTGCGTATTTCAGCATTTCCATGATTGATTCAAGCTTGTTTCTGGCTGCGAAGTACTCGGCCTCAGCCTGCACCAGGGCTACCTTCTCTTCGTACATGCGCTGCAAGTATTCCTTATAGGCTTTAGAGGCTCTCGCAATCGCCTCGAGGCGGGCTTCAGTGACTTTCTCGCCCACTTCTTCGAACTCTGCTCTACGCTCTTCTAGGACGCCGTAGAGCTTCGCTTTGCGAAAGTCTGTCATGTATTCGACTTTCGCCTTTTGCGTGCCGTAGGCTACCGACAGGGCGCGGACTTGCTCAATGAGTTCGTCGGTATTAGCGCCGGTAACGGCCTGGGTTCTTTCTGTGAGTTCGTCGTAAGTCACTTGCCGTTTTTTATGTGATTTCCGCTATTGCTTTCTGCCGCCTTCTTCCACTCCTGCATTTGCCTCGCAAGCTTGTTTTTCTGGGCGCCGGTTATGACGTACTTGTCGCCCGCGCTCTGGTGCATGTCTTCCGGTTGCTCGGGCGGCGTAAGCGCTGCCAGGACACCCAGGAAGTATCCGAACACAAGTCCTATGAGCAGATCGGCGCTCATTCACCCAGCGCCGCGCGTAGTTCGAGAGGCAGCCTGTCACCTGCTTCCAAGTCCTTCAGCACCTCTTCGGCCACCTTCCGGTAGAGCGCTGGCGCTTCGGTCCTTATCATTTCTGTGACTCGGTTTAGGGCGCCCTGGAGGCGCTCGTTGTCGCGAATAATGCCCGTGGCTTTCTGGTGTAAGCCGATTGTTGTTTTCAAGTCAGTCATAGTATTCGAGGGTTAGAGCCAGCAGCCGGGTAGCGAAAGACTCGCCCACTGCCGAGGAAAACCCGGCTGCTGGATATGATTGGGCTAACTTCAAAACCTTCTTTCATGCTGCCACTTGTTCGATACGTGGGGTATCTCTGCTAGGGACTCACGCACAGCGTCGGTGTCAACCCAAATTCAGAATGTCAAAGAGAGAAGGTTTTGCCGGGATTCAGGGTCATGTACAGGCATCTAATAAGCCCTGGAGGCGCCCTAGATCACTCATGGCATCCCAGCCTTCAGACCCGCCGACCTTCGGCACGGGTCGTATCATCGCCTCCGTTCATCACCACCCATTGGTGGTATTCAAAATGTCAAAGAGGGGCGGCGGAGTAAGTCGTGTACATTGCACCTCCGACGGGTGAATGAAGCCGCCGCCCCGTGTTGGGAGAGTCTATGCAGCCTCTTTCGGTGTCCCGTAGAGCGGGTGCACTGTGGCTGCTCGGTGGCGATCTGAAGCCTTGTTGAGCGTCCTCACAGCTTCATGCTCGAGCGCAATATCACGCGGCGTGCGCAGGCATTCAGAGCATGGTGCAAGGAAGTCGACATCATCGAGGCCGGTATCCTTGCAAGAGTCGCAGACGAAGGTTTTGAATTCACCATAAGGCGGGTTGCGCCGCTCTTCGGCTAGAAATGCGTTGTAAGCGTCCATACTGGCCTCGCTTATAGCTGCTTGGTGCTCGGCTTCGACTGAGGGCCGCGAAGCTGGTGCACCATGTAAGTTGATAATGTCGTTTGTCTTGGGGGACACGCTGTCGTCAGATATGCAAGCAGGTGACGCAGCAATAAGCTCTTCCAGTGAATCGTAATACCTGTCCGAGCCTTCTAAGAAATATGTTGGTACGTAGCCTCTACCGCCGACTGGCATGAGGAGGCATTGAACTTTTAGCTGGTTTATCGTATAATCTGGCATATCAAATCCCCATCAAGGTTTGATTTTAGCCGCTTCAGTTTTCGACGACGGGAGCGGCTTTTCTATTAGGCTAAATCCAATTCGGGTTTTTCCTCGTTGATCTGTCTCCAGGCCTCTCGCAGGGCAGCGATTCGTACAAACGTTGAGACAGAGCGCTCACTACGGTTGGCTGCTTTCTTTACAATGTCTAGCTCCTTGGTTGAGAGCAGGGAAACAACTCGTTCGCTTTTAGTGTCCATTGTTAATTCCTTACAATGTTGTTGCAAACTCTTGCATATAATAAGAAATAAACTTCGTATATGCAATAGAATTCGTATCAAGTGAAGAAAAATACTGATAATGGGCAAAAAATATCAGATGTTTTGCCGGAATGGCTAATCAAATCGCGGAAGCGACGGGGGTATACACAGCAGGAAGTCGTAGATTTGTTGGCTAATTCGGGTATAGAGATATCTCTGCGTACATATGTTGGGTACGAGGCGGGCAAGACTGAGCCTGCATTGAGTCTTGCGCTTGAGATATTCGATGTGTTAGGCATTCTGATTATTTCTGTATTCAAGGACGACGAACTCCACGTGTCCTTTAGGGACAAGGAGGATCAGCCTGATTTTCCAAAAATAGATGAACTAGAGAAGAGGCTTCGTAAGCTCGAAGAGCGGTTTTCTGACAAGGATTCAGAGTGATTTCGTGTTGCAGTCACTGGATCCATACTAGCATCCTCGTGGCGTGCCAGCGTCTCTGCCATTGCCGAAGGGCGGGCGGCTGGGGCGCCAAGCTCGTTAAATATGTCAGTCTTTGGGGAGCTGTCGGCAGCCGATTTGCACGCGGTGCTGCCTAATTTCAAGACATCAGCGGGATCCAAGTAGTGGTCCGCGCCGGGTATGAAATGTGTTACTGTATGTCCCTTGTCGCGTCCAGCGTAGTGTAGAGCCGTGGTGACAAGTTCGAAGCCCATTCCGAAGAGGCCACCGCGAACGGGGAGTAAATGAATGGGAGTTTGGCTATCTGAGCCAGATTTACGATCTTCCATAAGTCATTTATTGATTAGAAAGCTCGCAGTTAGATTACCAGTCAGGCTGCGGGCTTTCGTTTATTAAGTGAGCACTAAGCGGCTATCTTAAGTTGTTCGTCATCTGATTCAAGCTTTTTGAGTAATTCCTCAAGCTTCTGGCAGAGTTCTTCGCTTTCATATTTCCCACCCAAGACGGCCGACATATATTCAGGCGTGTATCCGGCTTCAATTGCTACGTCACGGGCCTTTATGCCATGAGTAATCTTGAGCGTAGCTAGTCGAATGCGAATATTTTGTGCTCTTTTCTGCAGGTCCGTCATCGTGAGTTATATTAGCTCGTTAATACGAATGACTTAATATACAACCATTGTATGCTAGATACAACGATTGTAGCTTTTAGTTACAATTATGTTACGATCTAGCGCTAATAATTGTATGAGTTCTATAGGCGCTAGGATAAAACAGGCGAGGCTAGAGAAGACTGGACTCAGATGGTCTTAAAAGCCAAGACCTACAAGGCTATCTCTACGATTCGGAACTGGGAAGGTGATAAGGTGGAGATAAGTCGAGGAGATATGCAGTTTTTGGCAGATGTTCTCGGTGTTAATGCTGACTGGCTGCGGACAGGCACCGAGCCCAAGCACCCGGCCGGTGGCATGCACAAGATGCTGGCTGCAGAGCCGGAGGTGGAGTATGGGGCGCCGATAGAGATCAGTGGGCCGGAGATACTTGATACGTCGTCGATTCAGGAGCCTGGTGACTCGATTGTATTCCACAAGCTGGTACGGGCGGAAGACGGCAGCCCCGGGTTCTTTATCAAGCACGTGATATCCTACATCTCGCTCGAGGAGGGGTGGAAGGAGAAAGAGGCGCTAGGGATGGATAAACCTAAAGATATCTGAATTTACGACTCCTAGACTGAGGTTACGCGCGCTAAAAGAGTAGCGCAATTGCGTGACAGGTATAACCCCACAATACCTTCGGTATGAATCCCCATTGCGCGTGTAGGTAATTTCGAGTTAACATGCGTGCGTCATAGGATCACGCATGTCTTTTCCATTATCCAGAGCGTGTAAGTATTGAGTCGTATCGGGCTTTGTAATCACGCTTAGCTCCATTCTTAACTCCTTAAGCTCATGGATAATGAAGCTGTTGTAGGGGTTAGGGAAGACACACAAACAAGGATTGCTAAGAAGGTGCTTGTACCTATTATGCGAAATGAGAAGATCCTGTATTATATTTTGCATCCCATCTACAGGCATTCCTTTTGCAGCAAGACCCCTACAAAAAAAGAACTGAGCCCCGGACCCGAGGGCCCGAGGCCGTAACCGCAAACCTATCGGGTGAGCAGACCACCTAACAGGTAGCGGTATTCAGGGCGATAGCGTTCGTCGCCAAGTTCTACCACTCCGCAGGGGTCTGCTCTCCATGCGAAAATTCGGACGCCAAGATAATGCGCCTCGCCACAAGAACCGTCCGGTTCAGCGGTTTTCATATTTTATTAAAGTTAAGCAATCGCTTATCACTTCTAACACTACGAAAATCAAGGGGGAATATTCCCACAGGCTCAGTAAAAGGGGTTATGTTTACCGAACTGAATTTGGGACCCGAATTGTTAGCTGCCGTTAATCAGGCAATTCCGAACCTGCAGGATCGCTATGAGAAAGGGGCGGAGATTTATGCAAAACGTGAAGGTGATCCTGAAGGGGAAGTTGATTCGGATTTTGTAATTGTCGTCAGAACGTCTATCGATGTTGATGGTGCACTCAGTAGGATGGAAGAGTTCGACCGGTGGTGGATTACTAACTATCCTGATCTTCTTGGCCTTGTGTCATTCCACGTTGAGTACAAGTAAGGTTACGTTTCCTCACCCCATGCGTCTAGCGTACATGGAACTCTACCCCCGCATCCTCGCTCTGCTAGGCATTCTCTGCGAACGTCTGCACCTGTGGCTCCGGGCTGCCTGATGCTACGAGAGGGCGGAGGAGTGGTATTACAGGTGAGGTATGGTTGAGAATCGATTTGTATGACAGCACCTTGGCAGCGTACCTTTGTATCATACATGGAAAACCATGACATCAAATGGAGCCGCAGCCTAGATTACGATATCACCTGAAGAACGAAAGTCCTGTTGAATTGACGGACTTGACGAGCAGTATGCTCGCTATCGGGGATGAGTATAAAAACTTCCTACAAGCAACACCTGGTTTTGGTAGCCCCTCAGAACTTAAGCTATACGTCCAGGAGATAAAAACGGGGAGTATACTTGCGGAGCTGGTGGCAATGATGCCCGCCGCACTTCTCTTTGTTGAGCATGCCAATAGCGTAATCGAGTTCAGTAAATACCTTGTGTCGGGTTATGATTACCTGCTTGGTAGAACAAAGGATCGACCCGAGATCATCACGCGCAAAAGCCTGGGCAATCTCTCTAAAATTGTGGAACCAGTTGCGAAGGATAAATCTTCACAGCTTAATATCGGTAGCTTGAATGTCGGAGGGAATGTGATTTACAATTTCAATATCGGCTCTCAGGATGCCAACGTGGCGCAGAATATTGCCCGCAAGGAAGCGGAAATGTTTGAACTGCCTTTAGCGAGACCACAAAAGAAAGCTGTTTTATACTGGTATCAGGCACGCAATGAAGTAGGTAATACGGCGGGAGATAAGGGAATCATAGAGAGTATTGTATCCAGGCCGGTTAAAATCGAATTTGCGGATTCCACTATAAAAGCCGAAATGCTTGAGCAGGAACACCCCTTTCAGCGGGCGTATGTAGTTGATGTGCAGGTTGAAACGCTTGGTGGTGTACCTGTGCTTTACATTATCACCAACTATCACGGTACGTTTAGAGACCTTTATGGCGGTGGTGAGCAGCAGCTACTAGATCTCTAATTGTCCTGATTTTGTCACACGCTTGAAGTACACATATAGTATGTGTACTGTTAGGTACACGTCGGGGCTTATGTGGTAGAGCAGCGGCGCAACAGGCTGGATCGGGTGGGGATCTAGCAAGCGCTGGTTACAGGTTAGCATTTCATAGTAGCCCCTCACGCACTTCTAGTATTTCGATGGGTTAAGGCCCCGGTTGAGAACGAGCCGGGGCCTTTTCTTTTGGCCGCAGCGCATTGGAACTTATAGGACTAAATCCTTATTTTACAGGTACTTAATGCATATCTATGACGCCCCCAAGCGTCCCCCAAACGCTCGTCTAGATGTTTCGAATAACATCTTAGATGGACCCATGCCAAATCTAGCAGATCTTACCAATCAGCAGTTAAAGGAATTTAACAGACACATGGAGCGCACAAAGGCTATCGTGCGCCGAATGGTAGCGCTGAGAAAAGAAATCGAGGAGCACCTGGTAAACCAGGCCGAGGCCGGAATCAACGGCATTAAGCCTGACGACTTCGCCGCTCGCGACAACTACCTCACGACAGACGACAACAGTCTTACCAACCAGGACTGGAACCGTGCGCACAACATCATGGAAGACGTGTACGCCTTCCTCAATAGCGGAAACGATATCGATGGCGCGGCTCATACTGAGAATTATACCGATGCGCAGCGCGAAGGCTTCCTCTTCAATATCCCGAGATTCAATCTCAACTAGGGATATAAGTGTCAGCGTTTACCGACGAAATATCAACCCTGGGCGGGGACTGCCACCTACGCCTTGACGAGACGACAGGTACGACGGCCTCGGACTCGATCGGCTCTGATGATTTTACCTATGGCTCGGCAGTAACGCTCAACCAGACCGGCGGAGCTGACGACGGTAATGCTGCTGTAGACTTAGACGGTAGCTCATCGGGGAACTATATCGAGCTGCAAAGCCCTACTGACGGAGTTAGTTACGACCGAGCATCGAGGACTGACAGGTCATTCTTTGTTTCCGTCAATGTTGACAGCCTCTCTGACGGTCAAGTTATCCTACAACAGGGTGGTACTGGTGGCCTGGGCTTCATGCTGTACCAGTACACCGATTCTGACTTATACCTTAATTGCTGGTTTAATTCGAATGTTTATAACAATAATGCGAGTGCGCTAACGGCCGGTACATGGCACTCGATTATTGGTGTTCAGGATGACTCTGAGGACGAGTTCCATATCTATGTAGATGGTAGCCTCTCGTTCACTGTCGACATTGCTTCATGGGGCTCTAACAACATGGAGAGTGCGGTCATTCTCGGCACGGCCCGGGGCTCGGCAGCGGGATTCAAGAGCGGCAGAGCACATACCGGCGATGTTTGGTCGCAAAGTACGGCTCCGCTCAATGGCTTGATAGGGGAGTACGTCCACTTTACAGATCTGGCGCTCTCTGCAACGCAAGTATCGGATCTGCACGACGCATGGGCGGGGAGCAGCGGGGTATCAGGAAGCGGATCCCTTACAGATGCAGGGGAGACGATCGCAGGCTCGGGCACCGTACTCGTCGGCGGCAGTGGTTCACTTACTGATGGCGGCGAGACAATAGCGGGGACAGGCGATGTTCTGGTAAGCGGCAATGGCTCGGTAACCGATGGTGGTGAGACGATAGCTGGCACAGGGACTGTGGGCGATTCTGCCTCTGGTTCAGGCGCTATAACAGATACTGGAGAGGCCATAGCTGGTAGCGGCGAAGTTCTCGTCTCTGGCTCAGGCGCCGTTACAGATGGCGGTGAATCGCTTGCTGGTACAGGTGATGTGCTCGTCTCTGGGTCAGGATCTCTTACTGATGGAGGCGAAACGATATCTGGCAGTGGCCAGGTGTATGTAGATGGCGCAGGCTCGCTGGTTGACGGTGCAGAGACGATTGTTGGAGTTGGTGGAACAGGTCTATTTGGAAGCGGGACCCTTACTGATGGCGCAGAGACGATCAGCGGCACGGGCCAGGTGTTCGTCGACGGCGGCGGATCTCTTACTGATGGGGGAGAGACTATAGTTGGCGTCGGCAATGTCGTCGGCAATAGGACAGGTAGCGGCTCGGTCACTGACGCGGGAGAGGGCATCAGCGGCGCAGGGCAGGTGTTTATCACAGGCTCGGGTAGCCTGGTTGATGGCGGCGAAACCATATCTGGAAATGACGATGTTGGTGGCAATGTGCGGGATATAGCGCTTAGTGCCACCGCGCTTACACAAATCGAATTGAGCGCTACGCCGCTCATGCAAATCACCTTAACAGCAGAGCCTTATGTCGAGTAGTAACGCGGTGCCTGATATCGTTGTATCCGGGCAGAAACTGGATGTTGGTGATACGGCGAAAATAACGATCAATACCAAGGACAGTGACGCCGAGTTGGCTGATCCGACGACCCTCTCTGTCAAGGTGAAGCCGCCTTCAACGAGTGCAACAACCTATGAATTTGGCACCGATTCAGAGCTTACCAAAACTTCTACAGGTGTTTACCAACTCCTTTATCCAATCGGCGTCTCGGGGACGCATCACGTGCGGGCAATAACTACGGGGAATGCAGGCGCAGAGCCGGGGTATTTCTACGCAAGGCCAGACAATACGGTATAGTGAACTGCTTATTAAGAAATAGCCTTTATTCGCCTGTATGCCGTAGCGGCAGATATGCTGTGCTTGGCGGCAATTTCTTTGAAGGTCGCACCCTTTTCACGTTCGATTTTCATCGCAAGTGCTATTTCGTCGTGGATTTTGCGATTTGGGCCTGGCAGCCTTTCGATTACTGGATTAGGTACATGGGACCATGTTTTTCCGCGAATGGCAGCATGTGCGACAGAAGAGTCCACTCCGAATATTTTGCTGATATGAACAGCGCTAAGCCCTTTCCTAAACATTTTTCTCATCTCAATAACAATGTCATCAGTCAGCTTGGCGCGGTGATGGTCCTCGCCTTTTGGCATCAGGTTGTTACGGGCCCTGTCTCTAGCGTTGTCAGCGTTGGTGCCTATAGCAAGATTTTCGAGTCTATTATCTGTCTTCATGTCGTTCAAATGGCGAACGCATTTTCCAGGTGGAATCAGCCCCACAAAAACAGAATACACGAGTCTGTGAACATCCCATGTCTCGACATGAGGTCCGTTACAAAGTCTAACACGGGGATAGCGACTTGCCATATTGAATCTCAGGAATTTCTCTTTTCCTGTCTTGTAGCTCTTAACTCGTCCCTTGTTAGAAACGAAGTACGCACCTTTAAAACCTGGGACACTTCTCCATTTTTCCATAGGTCTTCAAATCTTATTTCAAATCTGAGTAAAAGGTAAAAAATATGGCCTCAAAGAACACAGAGCACAGAAATGGTCTCAACATAATGTTTGTCTACGGTATGGACACCTTAGAGATCAGAACCAGCGGCGGAAGCACAGTGCTTTCAACGCACTCGCCTATTACCTGGGATCCTCCAGCGACAGGCGCGACAGATTTTACAGCCACGGTAACGGACTCGAGCGCCGATGCTACAGGTACAGCGGCTGAAGCCCGGCTTATTCACACGAATGGAACAGCGTCTGGATACCTTGTAAACAACGCCAGCGCGGCCATAGGCGATAGCACGATGCCCGTGGATACGGGGACGGGTACCTTCCTCGAAGGTGATGTGATAACGTTTGCTGGAGATACTCAGCAGTACATAATCACGAAAGATCACTCAAGCGGCGCCGGAACGATCGAATTCTTTCCTCCACTTGTTGCCGCTCCAGCCGACAATGCAGCCATTACGCTGGGTACGGCGCGCGAGGTCTCCGGCATGACGGTTGGCACCTCTGGAAGCGATATCAACCTGGATTCAACCAGCATTACAAGTGGCCAGCAGGTTAGCGTTACAGCGCTTGCTATCACAACGCCAGCAGCGACAGCATAGTGAACCTATACCGCCTGGATGCGAAGCAATGGCTCTTCCTGGTGCAGCCGCCTGAGCGTATTCAGGCGAAGATCGACGCGCTTGTAGCCGAGCATCTGGGCGAGTGGATCCCCAAGAAGAGCACGCGCGCCGAATCCGGCAAGCGCCGGGCGTGGATGCATCGGGGCGTGACGTACAACAACCTCGCAGCGCTTCGCGAGCTGCAGCGGCGGGGCGTTACGCTGTAGAGATTGCCTGCATGCAAAAGCCTCACTTGACACGGCTTCAGGTGGGGCTTATCTTTGTTATATGTGCCTACGATTATCGTAGGTGGCAAATCAAAACGAGGTTGCTATGGAAGTATTAGAGCAAGTCAAAGAGCGGCCGATTTCATTTACTTCGGAAATGGTCAAAGCTGTTTTGGAAGGGCGTAAGACGCAGACCAGGCGGGTCATTAAATTACCATCGTGGAGTACTGGGGAGTGGGATGATTTTGAGGTGGATGGACTAGGTAAGCCCAATGTAATATGCGTCGATACGGGGTGTTTTGGATATATTCAGTGCCCCTACGGAAATTCGGGAGATCACTTGTGGATCCAAGAGTCTTACCGGATAGACGAATTAAACGAAGATGGTGGAGTGTCGGGTATTTACTTAGCAGATAATGAACCGTTCATCAATGTTAGACTGTCTGCTGACGAATTGGACAAGTGGCTCGTCAGGAAGCACCCATACAGATCAACACCGGGTCGCTTTATGTACAAGAGCCTTAGTCGAATCAAGGCATTGAATAAGAGGGTTCGGGTTGAGCGGATTCAGGATATCAGTGGTACCGATGCTTTTTGGGAAGGGTGCAATGTGTACAATCCTTCCGAGGATCGGCTTGATCATATTGGGCAACACCCTTCATATACTTTTGGTGAGTTCAGGCAGCTCTGGGATTCAATCAACGAATCACGCGGCTTCGGCTGGGACAAGAACCCGTATGTGTGGGTAGTAGAATTTGAGCGAATAAAGCCAGTATGACCCCCAGGACAATCAAACGCCTGCTCAACAAGGCGCGCAAAGAGTGGGGGAGTTGGGCAGCTGTGAACCGATTCTTCGACTTCACGAGCGAGAGTGGCACGCAGCACGTAGCAGGGACGGGCAAGGCCAACGGGCCAACGCGCCGTATGCTAGAGCTGCTCAGGCTCTACGGGAAGCACGCGCCGATGCTGTGGAATAAGGAGAAGGCGAAGCAAATCAAACCGATATTAGAACAAGAGGATGACGATGGAAGCAACTCAAATCGCGGACAATAAATCCGCAACAGATATTGTCCCCCAACATTCATGGCCTGAACTGACAGGTGAAGAGCTGCCAGAGGAAACGAGCATTTTGCCAGCGAGCCAGTTGCAGGGCCTTGCCGAGACGTTCGCTCCGTTCATGGAGCAAATCATGCAGAAGGGCATGCTCGTGCATGATATTGAAGTAACGGACGAGAACGATAAGGCTGGCATGGCCGAGGCGAAGCGGCTTCGCATTGCGATAAAGAATGTCCGCGTTGAGGCGCAGAAGGTTCACAAGCGCGAAAAAGAGTATCCGAAGATCGCAGGTCGCACTGTGGATTACTTCTGGCGTATGATTCGTGAGCGTGCAGAGCTTTGGGAATCGCAGCTCAAGGAACATGAGGAGTTCGCTGCACGCATCGAAGCGGAGCGTAAGAGAAAGCTTGCCGAAGAACGCCAGGAACTGCTCGCACCATACGTCGAGTCTGCGGAGCATTACGATCTGGAGAACATGGAAGTGGAGGCGTTTTCGGAACTGCTCGATAACTGCAAGTTTGCACATGAGGCGCGCGTAGAGAAAGAGCGGCAGGAGGCTGAAGCTAAGAGGCAGAGAGAAGAAGAGGCGCGCAAGGAAATGGAAAAGCTGCGGGAAGAAACCAAGCGTCTTAAAATGGAGAATGAAGCGGCTCATGCTGAACTCAAGGCGAAACAGGAAGCCGAGGCCGCAAAGCAGCGGGAAGAGGAGAGGGCGAGAATCAAGGAAGCCGCTGCCAGTGATAAGGACAAGCTGCGCGGGTTGTACAGGGCGATTCAGGCGATCGAGATTCCTCAAATGCAGGACGCTTACTATGTCACAATTGGTGAACAGACGAAGCTGAGGCTGCAGGAGATTCTTGCTTATATCGAATATGAGGCAAAGCAAGCTGCTTGACGAGCAACCACTAACAGCGGCGTAGCCGTGGAGGTTTGGGGGTATGGAATACTTGGTATGGAGCTTTGAGCACAACGCGTGGTGGAAAACTGGGCGCAGGGGATATACGACAAATATTGCGGATGCGGGTAAGTACAGTATTGAGGAGGCCGAAAAGATTTGCTCTCAGGCGAACATTACAGGAATAAACGAGAGCATATTGCCTGTAACGAACTGGATTGAGCGCATGATTATTGACGCCGTTAAGGGTAAAGAAGCCAAGTTCGGGAATTGAAAAGAACAGCGCGAGATATCGATTGGTACGGCGCTGGGTTCGCGATCCAGATTCAGCAGGGGTGGGAGGCGGTGCTGTTTAAGCTACAAATCTATAAACATTGCAGGCCCACGTTCTGCGAGGCAGAGTTCCTTCGCGGGGCGCGGGATGCTAAGACAGGATGAACCATGCTACGCATTGATCTCAGTTCTTTCCAAGGCGGTAGGTTTTACAGGGGGCGTGTTGTGCGTCACTTGGGTATATGGATAGATGCTACTCCGCTGTATTGTAATTCGCATTTGTCACGTGATCTGTACCTCGATATTGTACATCACTTTGAATACGCGAAGCGAGATAAGCACGGCAAGCGTTCACTGGTGCCTGATGAATACTGGTTCGACTGTTTTTGTGATGAGTACTTTCAACTGTCAGGCACTCAGTTTTTGCATCGTAATCTCTTAGGCAAGAAGGTGCACCAGGATCGCAGGGGTTTGTATACGATACGCCATTCAGACCGGCACAAACGTCGTCCTAAGCGATGCCGGTTTGACGGGTGGCTATCTGGCGTGACAGATTCCTTTCTAAGTGGAGAAGCGAACCTTGGCGCGTTTAAAAGAGAGTTGGTTAAGTGCAACTGCTGTGAGATCGAAACGACGAAAGATGGTTTTGAATGGCGCAGCGTTCCAGGACTTGCTAACTCGACTTACGCCAGCAAATGTAAAGCGTGTGGAGCCTCTACGGGCGATGTACTAGACAAACTGGCTGACCCTGAATCGAATAAGCTAAGAGCCGATAAGTTTATCGAAGGCAGGCCGATGCTTTACCAGTATTGGGAGGACCGTCTAAGTCTATACCGGCTTTATCGTGATGACTTCGAATGCTACAGCGAACGGTTTTTCCTGTACCAACAAGAACTTATGGTATAGAATAATCCTCACTTCCGATAACCGTCCACTCGCGGAAGCCAAGCTACAGGACCCCCTGTGTAGCGCACCAGAATCGCCGATTCCAGGTGAAAGCGAACCTAAGAAAGTTAGGCTGTGGGGCAGGGCGGCCTAAATAACAATAAAAAATGATACACTGACATGGAGTTATTCGATGAAATAGAAGTCGGTGCACATGAAAGGCTTTGTCAAAAAGCCGTAAAGTGGTTAATGGGTCCTGGTAAGTGTTCTGTAGCAGCTATGGAGGTACATGCAGGATGTACAGAGACGCCAGATGCTATTGGGTTTTCGTATAATGGCCACTGCACACTTATAGAATGTAAGGTGTCAAGATCAGACTTCTTTGCAGATCGAAAAAAGCAGTTCAGGGCAAATCCTCAAATGGGCATGGGGTCGCGGCGGTATTACTTGGTGCCTAAAGGACTGATTTCAAAGGAAGAGATACCGGAAGGGTGGGGCCTCATCTACGAGTACGAAAAGAACTGCCGGATGATCAAGGATTCGAGGGGCTTTTACGAAACTAACAAACTAGCCGAGTTAGCCTGTGCAGTTCGGATGCTGCGTGAAAAGAAGTACGAGTTTAAGTATATCAACTATGGTTAACCCACCCCCAAGCTTCGGGGTGCTTTTTGAAATAGTTAAATACTATTGGGGATGACAAATCTCATTTACTACTTCACGATGGTTCAATTTTGGGGTGCAGTTGTACTAATATTCAGCACGGAGATCTTTGATTGGACATCGGACTGGCTACCGATAGGCATTGCTTTCTCAATGCTTATGGCCGGGGCTACTGCTCAATGGGTTGATTACCAGAGAAGTAGATTCCCAAGAAGGCTTACAAGTCTAGATCTGGCTGTATACAAGCTTTTCTATTGGTGGTGGGCACCGATTCTAGAGCAGCGGCCGGATCTAATGCATCTTTTCGACTGGTGGCATAGCGAGCGGAAGCGGCAGGAGATACAGGCCACACGAAACAACTAACCAACCACCCGCAGCGCCATGAACATTGACGATCTACCGAACGGCAGCATTGTTATCCAGATAAAGACTAATGACGGTAAGGTGTCTGCTTTGCAGGGTAAGCTTATATCACTCGAGGTTACGTACGAGCATACTGAGATACCAATAGGCAGACACGCACCCAGGTTTAAAACAGTGCCCACGGGATTCACGACTGTGGGTGCAAGGATGGAGAGGCACGACGCAGAGCCCCTGTCCAAGCACATAATAGCCGCAGCACGGTCGGCGATATGAGTAATCAGTTACAGAGCGCATTTGACAGTATGCACAAGGCTTTTGAAGACGTTGAAGCCGGAACTGCCACGCCGGATCAAATTGATCGTGTTGTGCGAATGCGATCGATCTACAGGCGAACACAACATTATATTCGTACGGGCATTTGGCTTGATGACCCAGCGGTTGATGCCACACACAGCGCGAAACCGGAGGGTGAATGACTTGCTTTTCGGACTCAGATTTGGTATAATCAGCCATAAGAATTTCAATTTTGAAGGCGACGGCTACGGAAAAGTTTGTCGCCTTCATTTTTTGGAATGAACGACGGCGCGCTTCTCGTCTTTGGCTCCTGCACCTGGCGAGGGTTGCGCCTTTTTTATTTTTGCACGTCTGTGCAATTACCACCCACCAATTCACCCGTCATTTGAACTAAGTCTAACAAAATCAGTATCTTAGGGTAGGTAATACACCTAAAAGCAACTCTCTGTATTCATATCTGAAGTATGGAAGATCGTTACGCTATCGTGGACGTGCATGTGGCTGAGGATGGAAGTGAGTTTTCGGAAATCACAAAAACTGAGGCCATTATCGACATGTACCGTATCGAGTCGTTTTATGCTCTCCTGGATGGCAACACAAATATTGTCATGTACTCAGGTGATGTCTACCAGGTGGCTATGAAATTCCAAGACTTCGAACGCTTCTGGCGTGAATATGCCGGTGGCAAAGTAAAACTCTTTCAGTAAATGGCCGAACTTCCGAAAGAACTAGTCATCAAGCGCCGCGAACGCGCAAAGGGCGCCTTGGCTCAGGACATAGCCGACACGGCAGCCTGGCTGGCGAGCAAGGCGCAGACGGGCGAGTTCACAACCGGCGCCTACGTCGCTACTATGCGCCACCACGCCGAACTGGTGTCTGAGTATCAGAAGGCTTATATCAAGCAGATCCCGGCAGGGGACGGCAGCCCGGAGCCGATGACGGATGCGGAAGCCGTCGTAACGGTGGCCACGGATAACTCGTGGATGGGGGTGCAATCAAATAGGTGAGCAAGATGCTAGAGAACATTTACATATTCTTTTATTCGAGAGCCTACCGGACTCTGATGAAGACCCTTCACAGGTTCAACTTCCATTATGCGCCAGAGACCACAACTGACACGGGCACTATGAAGTGGTGTCACTGGTGTGGATTCAGAGAGCATACAGAAGACCCGAAGCGCAAAGAGCGTGTTATCGGCGGACCCGGAACGGCTGCCCAATGACAACGCGCCGCCAGATACTGCCCCGGAAGTTGATTGTGTGGATTTGTGATCTGTGCTCTGACTTCCGCTCTGCAATTAAGAAGCACAACCCGCCTGATTATATGATCACGCATACGACGCAGCAACGCCAGAGCAACAAGCGCCAGCGGCGGGAGGCGGGCTGTGGGTAACCTCATGATATTGCAATAACCTTATGAAAACATGTGGGGCAAATACTAAGAAGGGCGGTAAATGCAGGCGTAGGCCTATGCTAAATGGCCGCTGTGCAATGCATGGAGGGAAAACGCCTCGCGGTGTGGATTCGCCGCATACCAAGCATGGCAGGTACAGCAAAGACTTACCTACGCGTCTTGCAGGGCGGTTTGAACAGGCCATTAAGGACGCGGAGCTTATACAGCTCAACCGGGAAGCCGCGTTGCTTGATACTCGTATTGGGGAGTTGCTAGAGCAAATTGATGCCGAAGGCACGGGAGCCATATTCAAACTTCTTGCTAAGGCGTGGACAGATTATCGTGCGGCGAAGGAAGGTGACAAGCCAACTAGTCTAATGGTGGTTGAGCAGCTTATAGAGCGCGGCATGGCTCAAGAAATCACTTGGGCAGAGATATACTCGCTGATCGAGCAGCGCCGCAAGGTTGTTGAGTCAGAGGCCAAAAGGCAGACTCAGTTAAAGCAGACGCTCACGGTGTCTCAGGCTATGACCCTTTTAACTGCTGTTGTAGATATCGTAAAACGTAATGTCAGTGACGACGACATACTTCGATCAGTCTCAAGAGACATTAGCGGACTCCTGGCTAGAGGAGCTGGCGCAGCAGCTTGACCCTGATAAGGAGCCGGAAGACGTTCTTTCAAATATTGATTGGCAGCCGCTAGGCGGGCCGCAGACGGACGCATTGATATGCGATGCGGACGAACTGCTTTACGGTGGTGCCGCAGGTGGTGGTAAGACGGATCTACTGCTTGGGCTGTCCCTTACGCAGCACCGAAGCAGCGTCATATTCAGGCGTGAGCTCGCGCAGATGAAAGGGGCCGAAGGTATTATCTCACGATCAGAAGAGATCGTTGGTAATGCGGGCAAGCTAAACCGCAGCGATTGGGTGTGGAGGGGCCTCCCCGGCGGTCGTAGCGTTGAGTTTGCGGGCGTTCCGCATGAGCACTCCAAGAACCGCTACAAAGGTCGTCCTCACGATTTGAAGGCATTCGATGAGCTTACCGAGTTCACGCGTAGCCAGTACCGATTCCTTATCATCTGGAACCGTACGAGCATTAAGGATCAGCGGTGCCGCGTGGTGGCGACGACGAACCCGCCTGTAACGGAAGACGAGTCGTGGGTGATTGATGAGTGGGCGCCGTGGCTCGATCCCGAATACCCGGAGCCGGCAGAACCAGGCGAGCTCCGCTACTACACGTACAAGGGCGATCAGCTCGTGTGGTTCAGTGAGCCGGGGCCGGTTGAGATCGATGGCGAGATGAGGGACCTGAAGAGCCGCACCTTTATACCGGCCAGCCTTGACGATAACCCTTATCTACTGGAGACGGGGTACGACAAGGTCTTGGACGCGCTTCCTGAAGAGCTTCGCGAGGCTTTCAAGAAGGGCGATTTCAAGCGCGGCTTGGCAGCAAATCCGCTGCAGGTGATACCGACAGCATGGGTGAAAGCTGCGCAGGAGCGGTGGAAGAAGCTGAAGGAAGAGGACTTCGAGCCAGGTGTGCCGATGACGCAGATGGGCGTCGACCCCTCACGAGGCGGCAGGGATTCGACAGTGATCGTTCCTCGCTACGGAGACTATGTGCCGGAGATCATCGAGTATCCTGGAAAGGCGGTGCCTGATGGCAACACAGCGGCTGCTTACATGATTGCGCATCATAAGGATAACGCAATGGCCGTCGTTGACGTGATAGGCTACGGATCGAGCGCCTACGACATAGCCAAGGACTCGATCCCTTGCTATCCATTCAATGCATCCGAGGGCAGCGAGCGGCGCGACAAATCGGGGAAATTCAAGTTTGTAAATAAGCGAGCAGAGGCGTATTGGAAATTGCGTGAAATGCTCGATCCGAAATCGGACTATGAGATTGCACTACCTGATGATAATAAGCTTAGACAAGAACTTTGCGCCCCAAACTTCAAGGTGGTTAAATCTGGTATTCAAATTGAATCAAAAGACAGTATAAAAGACAAAATTGGCCGTTCGCCGGACAGGGCGGATGGTGTCGTTTATGCATTCTATGAAGCTAATACATGGCTATCGTTTTAAATAAGTAAGCAAATGGCGGGCGTAAAATTATTACATGCAAATTCCCTCAAAACCACATCGCTAAACACCATTCTCTCCTGGTTTAGCGAGGATAAGAAGACGAGCGTGGGCACCTCGACGCTCTTCCACGAGCAGGGATGGTTCCATAGGTGTGTAGATCTGCGAGCGAAGTCCATACAAAACATGCCATGGACAATTACGCGCACTGGCAGCGAAGACGTGCTGTGGGACTGCGACATGCCGGATGTGCCGGAGGAATTGTCTTTTGCCGAGAATCTACCTCACCTGCTCTATGTATGGGAGGCTGCCCTTGTTACAGTTGGCAAAGCCTATACGCTAAAGGAGTCGGATGGGCGCAGCGTTGATAATCTATTCTACTTCAACCCACTCAAAGTCGAGCCTGTAAAGAAGGAGTCGAGTGGTATTGTGGGATACCGGCGCACTGTTAATGGTGGGCAGGAGACGTATCAGGCCGAAGACATCATTGCCCTGTTTCACCCTGATCCGTTTGTAGAGAGCGGCCCTGGTTTCCACACGCCGGGACGCAAGAATGCGCAGGTGTTACGGGCGCTCGATGGGTTCTTAGTGTCCTTCCTGGACAAGGGGCTTATTAAGGCCACGATCTTGAGCGTAGAAGGGGCGGAGAATATCACTCCCGATGAGAAGAAGAAGCTGCTTAAGAACTGGCGAGAGACAGTTTCGGGATGGTTTAATGCAGCAAAACAGCACATATTCAATGCCAAGGTTACGCCGCATGTCGTAGGCGAGGGGCTAAAGGATCTTAACGATAGTGACCTTACAAGGGAGCAGCGCGAAGCCTTGTGTGCAGCACTTGGTATTCCGTTCTCGCTGATGATGTCGAACGCGGCCAATTTCGCTACTGCGGAGCAGGATCATATCAACTATCAGCTATACACCAATATTCCTGAGTCCAAGTTTTTGATGCGCGAGCTCAATAAGCAACTGTTTGCTCCGCTGCAGTATAGGTTCTCATTCCACCCCGAACGTCTTGAGGTTGTACAGCGCTACGAGCTCGACAAGGCTCAGAAGGTGAGCATGGTTACTGGTGGGCCAGTGCTGACGCAGGACGAAGGGCGTGAGCTGCTTGGTTATGAGCCACTGGGCGCTCAAGAAGTTGTGATTGATGTGCGTGAAGAGGAGCCGCGTAGACTGACACAGGGTGCGGAAACAGAGGAAATGGGAGAGAATGACTTAAAAGCTCTTCTCCGCGATACCATAGTCGAGGAACTGCAAGCAGTAGCCATGCGACAAGCAGCCAGCACTGCGGGACAACCTATCGAGGCCACTTGGAAGGCAGGGGATGTAGAAACGGATATTTTGGCGTGGCGCCGCAAGATCAAAAGTAAAGGACGTGATTGTAAGTTCTCACCTGATCACCTAAACGATTATGAGGCAGGGATTATACGGCAGCGCCTCGATACCGATATGGAACTAGATGAGGTGTTCGAGCCTCCGTTCGTGGGTTTTTAGAGGCTCCTGCAAAGCATTATCCAGGATATGCAGAGAGCCTAAAATATCTGGAGGGATTTGGTTTAGCGCGAACGGGTGTTATTGGGCCTGATTACAAGTATGCTTGGTTCAAGCAATTAACAGAAGAACCAGAAAGAGAGTGGCAAGCTGTAGAGCGTATGCGTGACGTGCACCGCCCGCCCGTTGCTGCTGCTGTGCGCCGGTTCTTCGATGAGCAAGAGGCTGAGTTGGTTGGACAGATCAAAATGATCGACTTCAGCAGCTTCTTCAATTTCCAAAAGTGGAAAGAGCGCTTTTTGCAGCTCCTTATAGGTAACATCCGCCGCATACTCGAGGACGGCATGTTAGCCGGTATGCTACGTGCAGGCCTGGGTGAGCTTACAGAGGAGCAGCTAGAGGCCCGTAACGTGCAGCTTGATATCATTGCAAGGCAGGTGTCCCGCTCCGAGCTGGTGAATCAGCACACGGAGAAGGACATCACCTCAATGCTGGTGCAGATGGTGCAGGAGAATGCCACGCAGCAGGAGATGCAGCGGGCCATGCGGGCCAAGTTCGAGGGGTACCGGGCTCATCGCGTCGATCGCATCACCAATACGGTCGTTGTGGGCGCATTCGAGGCGGGTACGCTGCTTTCGTGGCAGGAGGCGGGCCTTGACGCCAAAGGCTGGCTCAGTACGCAGGACGAGCGCGTGAGGGAGGATCACGACACGAGGATGCACCCGGAGCTTGCGGAGCCAATTGCACTGGATGCGTCATTCGTGGTGGGTGGCTTCAATCTCAAGCATCCGGGTGATCCTGATGGGCCACCATCTCAAACGGTGAACTGCCGGTGCACTATGATCCCAGTGTTTTCGGAGGACTTATGAGCAGGTACAACGCAGACGAGATCGGCGCAGGCACTCCCTATGAAGAACTGCCTGATGCAATAGAGTTTGTGTCGCCTGTTTCTGGTTCAAAGATATCAATCAACAGGGAAATGCTGTATGACGGCGGGTACGATGTCGAGACGGGTACCTTTTGGGGAGATCGGGTTATGGAGTTTCATATTCGAAAAATGATCGAACCATGAGACGACTTATGAGCTACACCCCTGAAAACGGCGATCAGGTACGGATCACAACTGTCGAGGATGAAGAATACATCGGGATCGTGTCGATATCAGACTACGAGCCAGGATACAGGGTATGGACTGCTGACGACCAGTTCTTTGACGATGACGAGATCGAGAGTATAGAATCTATAGATTCATGACCAACACCGGGACCCCAAAATACCAGACTGATCCAGGCGTAAAATACGAGCCGCCTGATGAGCTTACGCAGAAGGACCTGGAGCGGCTGATCCAGCTCGCTCGGGACGTGTACAGCGGCAAGCTGTCGCTGGTTACTGTCGCAAAAATCGGAGGACGGAGCGGTCTTTTTATCAAGGGCTACAAAAGCGCTGCATAGTTCACTTCACCAATACCAATTGCTGCACAGGCGAACACCCCACGCTAATCAGCCTTCCACGTATCCACTGCAACCCTTTCGAAGTAACCTGTGTTGTCGGCGTTGAGAACTCCCGTCCCTGATCATCCTGGTACAGTGAATACTTCACCTCAAACCTGCCAGCGTTAACATGCTCCTGCTTCGGCACCTTGTGATTGCCGCTCTTCATCAGGATACCGAGGTTGAAGAGTCCCTTTACGAGCAGATTGCGGCCGATTGGCCTGCCATCGGCCGTCTTCATACGCAGCAGCTTAGCAGCCTGATCGAAAGAGAAGGTACCTTCGGTGTTTACTGAGTACTCAACGAATTCGATAGCTGGCTGCGCGGCTTCGAGCTGGCGCTCTAGCTCTTCTCTGATCTCGATTTCATCGGCCCAGCCACGCAATGCTTCGGCGTGTGTGGGCGGCTGCTGGATCGTGTAGCTGCCTGTCTTGCGCAGTGCTGGCAGCACTTCAGATGTTACCCAGCGTTTGAATGCCTTGGCAGATTCTAGTTTTGAGCGGAGTATGAGTGAATAGAGGCCTGACTCGTTGATAATCGTTGTTTTCTGCTCATTTCCAAGGTGGTCGGCAAACGCGACCACCCTTTTATCCTCATTGTCGACATGGCGAGACAGTGCATCACGAGTGTTCTTGTATCCTAGTGCAGAAGCTACATCCTTGCCGATAAACCAGGGGTCGTTTTCAATGACCGTGGTACGGATTTCGAATTCCTCGAAGCTGAAAGGTGTTATGTTCATGGCGACACCTCCTTTGCCAACATATCAATCAGTACTGGATTACCTTCTTCGTCTTCTTCGACGCGGTACCACTCGGTAACCTCACCGTATTCAGTTATCCAGCGTTCGTAGGTTTCCCACCTATCGCCATAGTGGTATCGTTGAAGAGGACTAACGGGAAGAAGTGTCAAAGCCTCGCGGCCTTCAGGTGCAAGCCTGCCGCGCGTATTTACACTAAATACAGGTTCAGGCAGGCGCTTGCCGTTGAAATAAATAACGATATCAGCCATCGCACACCTCCCCATTAATCAAGCAGAACGCCTGGTTGACAGTGCTCATTACCCCACTAAACTCATCCATGATATCGCCTAAGACATGGTCGGCACCGTTGAGGACATGTTTATCGGTTTGATCGCGGGCGTAGAGATAAAGCCTGAGGAGACTATTGATGCGATCACATTCGTCGCGGCAGTTGAAAAGTAGATCCCTGGCAACCATTACCGGGTTGCAAACAGGCGTCTTTTCCTGTATATTCGTCATACACTTACCCTGATAGGGTTAGAGAAAACCAGCCTCAGTTTTAGCGGACAGGAGCTGGTTTTCGTCGTTAATAGGGAATTGGCTTAAGCAGCCTTGAGATGTGGTACTGATTCGCCAGAGACAACCCTCTGCGATACGATCAGCGCTGCTCGCCTAACAAAATCGGAAACGGTACGGTCGTCAATCTTCGCGGCTCCCTCGATTACCTTCAGCTCTTCTTCATTCACATAACTGACGACTCTTTGCTTTCTAACTGTCGACATTGCATATATTGTAGTGTTAGTGTGTGCACAGGTAATATACTTTACATCATGCGAAATGTCAATAGATAATTTACGTAGTGCGAAAAATATCTTGGAGAGAGCGAAGGCATACTTAGGTATTAAGTCTGACAAAGAGCTAGTAGAGATGCTAGGAATCGCCCAATCAACACTGTCTTCGTGGAAGAAAAGAGAATCTATAGACCTCGACTCAATCATCGCACTGTGCGAAGGAGCAGACTTAAACTGGCTGATCCTAGGTAAGGGTGGCGACCAGATATCTAAACTAACAGATTCTGTGGGAGCCGTAGAAATCGGTGAAGTCGTCTCGAAGCTGGCGCCGGTACGCGATGCGGACGGCGAGATCACCCACTACCTCAAGTCGACTGTTACGGCCGTGTCTAAAGAAGAGGGGGATGCTATGTTTATGGACTCGTTGACGAGGTAATGTGTAATTTGAAACATTTAGCCTAAATCCATATATTACAGGTAGTTAGGCATAGCCTGACACAAACTTATTTATCGACTCCAAAGGGGGTATTTCTGCTGACTGGCAGGGATGCCCCTTTTTTGTTTATGGAAGATCACATCCCAGAAATTGCACCTCTAGAAGCAGAAACCGTCGTCTGGCTAGGTGATGCCGTTAAGGCCCTCGACGACGAAGGCAAGATCGGCGGCTACCTGGTTCGCTTCTCTACGGCAGCTGACCCGGACCTCGCGGGTGATTTTTTCACTCCTTTGACTGACTTCGGGAACGCCAAATCAAGCCCCATTCTCTACCACCACGGCCTGGACAAGACGCTCAAAGCCCGCTCGCTCGGCTTGGGCGATCTGAAGACAGACGACGTCGGCGTGTGGCTGGAAGGTCAGCTTAACCTGCGTGATGATTACGAGCAGGCCATATTCGAGATGGCAAAGCAGGGAAAACTCGGATGGTCTTCCGGTACCGCTTCGCACCTCGTGCAGCGCAAGGCGGTGGGCAAGTCGTGGGAAATCACCTCGTGGCCGCTAGGGCTGGATGCAAGCCTCACCCCAACTCCGTGCGAGCCTCGCACTAAAGCAATTCCCCTAAAATCGATTGTAAATCAACCTATCGCTGACCTGGATGCTCAGGAGACAGCAGGCCCGGAGACGGAATCGCAATCCGTGGCGGCCACTGTAGAAGCGGAAAGTAAAGCGGCTGAACCAATCCGCCTGCATATCGAAGTGGAGGCGAAATCAACCGTTAAAACAATGAACGAAGAAGTACAGGCCAACGAAGCCTCTGAGCAGGTTGCCGCACCGGCACCTGTAGAAGAGCCGAAGGCCGAAGTAAAAACAAATCTATCGCAGCCCGAGATGCTAAATGGCGCATCGACGGTGGGCATTTCTCTTGATGAGTACGTGCAGTTCCAGCAGCTTCAGCAGCAGGCGAAAGCCTTTTCACAGGAGCCGCAGCGCGTTGTCAAGGCTGCGCACGATGTGTCTGCACCGAATCTGAACCTTCAGACCGGCACTGGCGATAGTGAAAAGAAATCCATTGCCTATTGGATCAAGACGGGCGACTGGGGCGCCGTTGGAAACGAGATGAAAGCGGTAGACGGCGCAGGCCGCGAAGTGCTTTCGATCAAGGCATCCAACGATACTGACATGAACATCGGCACGGCTGCCGATGGTGGCAATGCTGTTCCTACGGGGCACTTCCAGAACATCGTAGCGCGGCGCGACGAAATGATGCTCGCCAACCGGCTGGGGGTTCAGAACATCCCGGGCACCGGCACTACAGTTAACGTTCCGGTAGATGCTGAGGACGACGGCGAATTCGTGAGCACGGCAGAAGCCGCAGCGAATGACCGCGATGCGCCTGCGCTCGGCACCGTTGCCATGACGCTCGCGAAGTACACGAAGCGCATTGAGCTTTCTGATGAACTTCTGCAGGACGAGGACTCTCGCCTGATGGCGTTCCTCGAGAACTTCATTGCACGCGGCATGGCGAAAACGCACAATGATCTTCTGATCACAGAGGTCGAGACGAATGGCACGAACCTGAAGACGTTCGCAGGTGCTGCGGCTATCGCTGCCGGTGAGATCCAGGACATCGTATTCAACGACAACCTGGCTTACTACCTCGACGATTCCAACAGCGTCGCATGGGTTACGCGCCCTGCCACGTACGGTAGTGTCGTGTCCATCCAGGGTAATGACTTCGTGTACGATGCTACGCCACAGGGCTCAAGCGTTGCCACGAACGGCGCCAAAGGTGTTCTTGCGCAGTACCCGGTTCACTTCTCGAATAAGGTTGAGACGCTCGCAACGGGCAACAAGTCGATCCTGTTCGGCAACTGGTTCTTCGTAGGTGTTCGCAACGCTCCTGAATTCCAGGTGCTTCGCGATCCTTACAGCGCAGCCTCTACCGGCCAGCTCCGGCTCCATTACTATTTCCGCACGGTGTACAAAGTGCTCCAGGCAGAAGCGATTGGATACGGAACACAGGCGTAAGCTTACGGGGAGTCCTTCGGGGCTCCCCAACTTATAGATAGGCTATGAAAGTTCTCTGTTTAAAAAGCTGTTCCGGTCTTGGTATTCAGCTGGTAGATGGTCAGGAATATGACCTTACTGCCGCCCAGATCAAGGCCGTAGGCGCATCGGTCAGGGTGATCGAGAAGCCTAAGAAAGCATCAAAGCCGAAGGCGACCAAGAGTACTGGTAACTAATGGAAACCACCGTAACGACGACTCCAAACCTGTTGTTAGACATTCAGGAAGCGTCGGACTTTCTCAATCTGGACAATAGTGATGCGGAGCTGTTGCAGCTCATGCGTGGCGTACAGGAGAAGGCCGAGGCTTACGTGGGTAAGTCGTTCACGGAGAGGACCATTCAGTACCGGCTCGATAGTGTGCCGCATAGCGGGGTTGTGCATTTGCCGCGTTTCCCCGTTACGGCAATCAGTTCTGTGAAAACGTTGGATGAGGCGGACGTCGAGACGACGATAGCAAGTTCTACGTATTACCTCGCTGATAGTGAGCGGCTCGTTTTTACAACGCACCCGACTATCGAGCGGGACTACGGAGGCCTTCTGATCACGTACGTTGCAGGGTGGGATTCTACCGACGCAGCGACGGCCAAGCACGAGCCTCCAGAGGCTGTGAAGGTTGGTATGCTAAAAGCGCTGTCTACGATCTTCGAGCACCGGGAAGACTTCGTTGTTGGTTCTTCTGTAGCGATGCTACCGGACGTGTCCAAAAGTTATCTCGATAGCTGGAGGTCGCTATGCTAGCGGCGGGTAGGCTAAACCAGAAGATCACGATTCAAAGCGTGGCGCTGGCAAAAGATGACTATCACGAGCAGCAGGAGACGTGGAGCGACGTGTGCACGGTCCCAGCAAGCTTGCAGCCGGTGGCGGCATCCGAGCAGATATCGGCAGATCGCCTCGAGACGCAGCAGCGGCTACTGGTCACGATCAGGCACCGCAGTGATGTGACGGTCAAGAACCGCATAAAACATGTCTACTGCGGAGTAGCGCGCTTCTATGATATCGTCTCGGTAACCGATCGCGACATGCGGCGCCGTGCACTCGACATCATTGCCACTTACGAGCAAGACAACGTGGTCTGATGGAGGGACGCTAGACATGGCAACTGTCAGCATATCAGTCGACATCAAGCCAGCGCTTGAGAACACGACGCGCGAGATAGATCTGTTTCTTTTTCGTGCTGATCGAAAGTTCAAGGTCGCCGGTGCGCGCATGGAGGCCTACGCCAAAGCGGCTGCGCCTGTTGATACAGGTTTTCATCGGCGCAACATCAGGCATAATGCCAATGCGCCGTTTATGACGGCCGAACTGGTGGCCGCTGCTGAGTACGCGTCTGTCTTGGAGTTCGGCTTTGCCGGAACGGTGAACGTAAAGGCGCACACCAGAACGCGTGGCGACAATACGCACCGGGTTCGTGCCCATACGCGGGAGATGGTGAGGTTTTCACAGCAACACCTGAGACCTGCGGGCAAGCGGGCGCTTGAGCAGCTCATAAAAGACCTGCAATCGTTATGACCTCTGCATCTCTAGATCTTCAGGACGTATTGGGCGATGCCATTGTGGCGCAGCTCAGCACGGACGCTATTACAGCAGAAGTGACGACCAACCCGACTCAGGGCGGGTCCTATCCTTTTGTTGTCATTGGTGAGGATACGGAGAGCACAGAGGATACGAACAGGAGCCAGCTCAAAAGCAGCATTGCACACAACGTCTACGTCCATTCTGACAGCCAGACGGAGGCTAAGACGGTAGCTAAAAGCGTGCTCAGTGCGATTGGTCCAGGAGGATTGAGCCTAACGCTTACGAATCACTACGAAGTCCTCAGAGAGCTTGAGGCAAACGACGCAATCAAAGAATACAGGCCCGAAGGAGATCTTTATCACATCTTGATCAGGGTCCGGTTTTTATTAAGCCATAACTAGCAAATCCAATGGCGAATATTGTAAACGGCAAAGAGTATCTGCTCTACGTCAACAGTGCGACAGAGCCCACGGACCCAGACGAGATCACCAACTACACGCTGGTTGGACTCCTTCGTGACGTGAACTTCTCTGACGTATCGGAGCGGATCGAATCGAACAACAAGGACAATGGTTCGCGTGGCACTACGTTATCAGGTAACCAGAATTACACGATTAGCGGCACCGTTGAGTGGGGCCATGACGACGACGCAGGGCAGGACATTATCTGGGACGCTGTCCAGACGACGACAAGCGCGAACAAGATTCTGTACTGGCTGATTACTTCGAATGTAACCAACGATCTGCAGATTCGCGGCAACGCCAACGCTTTGTCCTGGGAGCTAGGACTTCCAAACAACGAAATTGCAACAGCAAACTTCGAGTTAGGCGGTAATGGAGCCTACACGAAAGAAGCTGTTGATGCGTAATCAAAGGGGCTTCGGCCCCTGCATCTAATCCCCTATACGATGGCAAATCCGCACGCAGGAGAAGTCTCCTTTGAAATTGACGGTAAGGAGTACAGCATTAAGGCTAAGAGCCGGTTGCTTGCTGAGGCTGAGACAATTCTTGGTATTGAAAGCCTTATCGGGCGCAAGCTTGGATATAAGGCTAGTGCTGTACTCCTTTTTGTTCTTTGTAAAGATCAGGGAATGACGCTTGACAAGGCCTACGATCTGTCAGATAGGTATCTGATTGTTATCCAGAAAGCGCTCTACCAGGCTATCGATTTTTTTTACCAAAACCAGGTGGGGTTGATCGAGGACGAGGCGACGACAGAGTCGTAACCTGGACGGACTACCTGGAATTGGCGAATGAAGTCGGGCTTTCAGAAGAGCGCTTCTGGGACATGTCGCTGCGGGAGTTTCAGCGCTACGTTGACGGGTTCAACAAGCGCCGGAAGTACGAGCAGCAGCTAGGCGAGCTTCAGCATCTGCAGTCCGCTGCCTTAATGACGGCCGAGCTGGTTAACATCATTGGTGCCAGCGCTGGCAAGACGTTTAAGCAGTGGAAGCCGATTCAGCCGAAAGACTACCTCGACCGGTGGCTAGGCAAGAAAGAAGATGTTGAGGAGCGCAAAGCTGTCTGGAAACGAGTTAAGGAGCGCCACAACAAGAGGCTTAAGCGGGAGGCGAGACGGCGAAAGCAAAAGTAGCTTACCAGTTGCAGTACTCACGAACTGGCTTTACGGCTTCTTTTAGTCCTTCCAGTTCAAAAACTGCAGTGTATTCGTAGCCTCTCATTGTTCTAGCACGAACAACATAGCGCTCTGCATCAAGCATGTTTTTGATAGTGTTAATGGGACTAGTCGGAAAGAACGTGGCCTTGCCATCAGATGATATTTCCCATCCTCTTTCGGGTGAGATAGTATCATCTAGGCGGGTAACGACACGAGCTGCCGTTCCAATGTACTGGCTCCAGTTAACGAACATTTCGGTTTTGTTGTCCTGGCACTTGATGAATAAGTGAGATGCATTCGAAGGAGAGTCGGTGTTTTCGACGCGAGCAATCATTTTAGAAGTATTCTGAGTGATTGGATCGACCAGATCAATTTCTTGCCACTTGATCGACTCTGCCTCTTCGATTATTTCCCCGATCGCATCTTGTTGTGCCTGTAACTGAGCCTGAAGCTCTTCAACTCTTTGTTCTTGCTCCTCAATGACGACCCTGGCAACTGCTCTGTTATATAGCCAGAGCCCTGATAAAGCAAGCAATGCAAAACAGGTCAACCCAACAAAGACTCCGATAGCAACTTTGGTAACGGTGTTCATATGTCCGACGTAGTAGTAAGATTTACGGGTGACAATAGCGACCTGAAACGAAAGCTTTCAGAGAATGAGAAGCAGCTTTCTCGTTTCGGGTCTAAGGCCAAGAGTGCCGCAGGAAATGTAGGCGGATTAGGTAATAGTACAGGAAAAGCTACGGGTCAGTTGCGGAGGCTCGCGGGCGTAATGGCTGGAGGCCTAGGTATCGCCGCAGCAATACAGGGTATGCGTGCCTTTGAAACACTTGCTGTTCGTAGCATGCAGCGGGCACGACGGGAAGCAGCGCTTACACAGGCAGCGTTTGAATCCGCCTTATCGTCAACTGTAAATGTAAATATACCTACAGACACTTTTACGATCACCTCCAGAGAGCAGGCAGTACAACTAGCTCAAGATGCTGCCGAGAAGCTTCGGTTTGTCAGAGAGCAGCTTGACAAAAGCGCACTTCGATTCGAACGAGCATTACCCTTTGATAAACTAGAGGGTGTAGCTGATAAAACACTATCTGTTTTTAAATTGGTAGGCAGCGAAGCAGCGAGGCAAGAAAAAGAACGACTCGACTCTCTTAGGCAACAGGAGAACGAATTACAATCCCAAGTAGATGCGTACAGCTCAATAGCTGAAAAGCTTACGCAGGCGGCAAGGCTTGCAAAGCAGCTGCGTGCACAAGGGTTGACTGCTGACCCAACTCAACCTACACGCGGACAGATTTCTGACTTTCTGAGGAGCACACCACCACCAACTTCTTTCTCAGGCCCTCAGTTCACGCCATTTACGGAAGCCCGAACTACTAGTGAACTAGGAAGGCAGGCATTTTCGAGAATTGGTCCTCCACCAGAACTTCCAAGTGGACTCCGTGAGGTAAATGACGAATACGACAAGCTCTCGCTACAGCTCTTGGGCGTTCAAAGAGCAGCAGAGGCAGGTCTGATTCCCGCTTTTGACGCAATGAATGCAGAAGCAAGTATTTTACAAAGTCAATTGATGTTCATGATAGAGTCCGGTGTTAGTCCTGCAAATGAGGACTTTCAGGTAATGCTTTCCCGACTCATTGATCTTGACAGCCAGATTGCTGCCTTTGGATCAGGTGCTCAAGCCGCAGCTGCTGCTCTAAGCTTTGTTGGTAATGTAGGCAGCACTGTGTTAGGTGAGATCGCCTTTAAGTTCGAGCGAGCCAACGACGAAGCCGCCAAATTCAGAAACACACTTCGTCGCATCGGGCAGCAGCTTATCGGTATCGGCTTCCAGACTCTGGTTAACGTGGGAGTTGGAGCCATCACGGGCAATCCCCTCACCTTTGGACAGGCTTTAGGCTCTGCTGTGGGAATCGGCTCTGCCTCATCTTCCGGCGTAGGCGCAACAGCTGCGCCAACAGCAACAAACTTCTCAGGCGGCGCAAGGCCAGCGCCGATCAAGGTTGAGGTGGTTTCGCAGCGAATATCAGGCGGAGACTTCATTTTAGGTCTACAGGAAGCGCTCCTGGACCAGGGCAACGGGGGGCTCTCACTTACTCCGTAATGCCTTACGCTAACAAGTGGCGCATACAAGCAGATCAGTCGCAGACGGGACACGCCTGGATCGTTTACATTCAGGACC